ACAGGGGCCAAGAGCGAATATGTCCAGCTTGAGGCAGCCAAGGATCTGCTAGATCGCGCTGGCTACAAGCCTATTGATCGGAGCCAAGTGCAAGTAGCTGGAGATATTCGTGTATCGATTGACTTGGGGTAACTCTTTGTTCGTCGTTGCTGTAGCACAGGGGGGTAGGGGAAAAGTTGCAGTTAGTCTGACAGTAATAGTCCCCTACTAGCATTTTTCTTTAAAAAGGTTTTTTTGTGCGTTGCTGCTAATATTTTTTTTGCTATAGGGTTTCATCATGGCACGTTTTGACAAGACCCCTGAGAAGAACCCATCCAAGGATGATATGTCCAAGGTTAAGCTTGCATTAAGGAGTACTGGCTATGGTCGCCAAGAAGTATCAGAATCCTGAGGGTGGGCTGAATGCTGCTGGGCGCGCTTATTTCAAGCGCAAGGAGGGTGCTAATTTGCAAGCGCCTGTTGGTGATACTCCTGCTGCTGGATCTAAGAGGATGGCGCGCAAGGTTTCTTTTGCTGCGCGGTTTGCTGGGATGAAGGGGCCGATGAAGGATAAGAAGGGTCGTCCGACTAGGAAGGCTTTAGCCTTGAAGAGGTGGGGCTTTAGGAGTGAAGCATCTGCGCGTAATTTTGCAAAGAGACATAGGAAAAGCTGATGTGTTTAGGTAAGCCCGCGAAAAGAAAGACTGCTGAGGATTTTTATCAGGAGATGAAAAAGGATTATGGGCCTTTGCCTTCAACTGGCATTGAGGTTGGAGAAAAGCGTGAACAGGGAACGGCTGATGTGCCTAGTCCTCAGATGCGAACTACTGCTGTTCAATCTCGTTCATTGCTTCGAATGCAGAACGGCGGTTATTAATGAGTCGGCAGGATAGGCAGAAGTATGAAGAGTTCAGTCGCCAGCTTGATGAGTTTGAGCGCACTAAAGACAAAAAGCTTTTTAACAGGGTTAAGCGCAAGCTAAATGTTATTGTAAAGGGTGAAGATAAGGCTCAAGAAGATCGTGAGATGAAGAAGCGCAGTCAGCGGGTATTAAGTGGAAAGCATTATACTTTGCTTAAGCGCGTTGAGGAATTGGAAAAGTATATGAACAAAGGAGATGATTAATGCCTAAAGGTAAAGGAACTTATGGATCTAAGGTTGGTCGCCCTCCTAAGCAGAAGCCAAGTGGAAAGAAGAAATAATGGCTGTTAACGCGGCGGGTAATTATACCAAGCCTAAGATGCGGAAATCTTTATTTAACAGAATAAAGGCTGCTAATGTTCAGGGCACTGCTGCTGGCAAGTGGTCAGCAAGGAAAGCGCAACTCTTAGCAAAGCGGTATAAGGCTGCTGGTGGAGGATATAAATAATGGATGAAATGGATAGATTTAATGAGGGAATGCCTGATAAGCAAAAGGATAAAATTAAATATCTTCGCAGGACAATAATTAAACTCAAAAAAAGTATTGATTCTTTAATGAAAAACCCTAACAAAATAAGGGTTCATGACTTTGGTGCGGGTGATGGCCCACAATCTCATGTAACAAATAGAGAGCTAGCAAACGAAGATCGTCAAATTAAAAAGAAGGCCATTAGTCTTTTGAACGATATTACAAAAGAAAAAATGGAAGATGATCCTAAGAATCAAACCCGTGATAGAAATACTGGCGAAACAAAAACAAAGCGCATTAAGACTAGAACTATGAGTGGCGGCGCTGGCGGCAGAATGATGATGCCTCAAGAATATTCTAAGCGTTCTTTGTATAAGCCCAAGACCAACTAATGAAGGCTCCTCAGAAGTCATTAATGAATTGGGGCAAGCAGAAGTGGCGCACCAAGTCTGGCAAGAAGTCTAGTGAGACTGGTGAGCGTTACTTACCTGCTAAGGCTATCGCTGCTCTTAGTGATTCTGAATATGCAGCTACAACCAGAGCTAAACGAAAGGGCAAGGCTGCGGGTAAGCAATTTGTGGCTCAACCGAAAGCGATTGCTCGGAAGGTAAGGAAATATAGAACGTGAGTTTTATTTCTACGCTAAAGCCAGAAGAGCTTAGCATGTTGCGCAACATAGTGCGCAAGGTTCACTTTGCATATGTAGTAGAAAAGATGGGTGATTCTTTCATTGATGATTATAAATGCGATCAGTTAATTGATAGTATTGCGCCTGAAGCTGTTCAGAACATGATTAAGTTTGGGGTTGATAAAGGTTTAAGATGATTAATTTTAAGTACAAGCCTGATGGTGAAGTACTAAAAACCTTTATGAAAGACGATACATTCTTTCGCGGAGTGCGTGGCCCTGTCGGCTCTGGCAAATCTGTATGCTGTTGTGTTGAGGTGTTTCGGCGCGCGATAACGCAACAAAAGGGTTCAGATGGTATTCGTAAAAGTAGATGGGCAATTATTCGTAATACCAACCCACAGCTTAGAACCACTACAATTAAGACTTGGTTAGACTGGTTTCCTGAATCTGATTGGGGTAAGTTTCACTGGTCTGTTCCATATACGCATCACATTAAAAAAGGGGATATAGATCTTGAAGTTCTTTTCTTGGCTCTTGACCGCCCCGAAGATGTTAAAAAACTTCTTTCTCTTGAGCTCACGGGAATATGGATTAACGAGGCAAGAGAGATTCCTAAGTCTATTATTGATGCCTGTACAATGCGTGTTGGCCGCTATCCTTCTATGCGTGATGGCGGTCCTTCTTGGACTGGCGTTATTGCCGATACCAACGCGCCTGAAGAAGATCATTGGTGGCCCATTATGGCTGGTGAAGTTCCAGTCCCAGATCATATACCGCGTGAGCAAGCTAAGATGTTGGTTAAACCAGACAACTGGTCTTTCTATACCCAACCCGCTGGCATGGTTGAAAAGAAAAGTGAAGAGGGAGAAATAGAAGACTATCTTCCAAATAGCGCTGCTGAAAACTGCGCAAACATGCTTAAGAGTTATTACTCTAATCTTATTCGTGGTAAGACAAAAAGCTGGATTGATGTATATGTTATGAACCGATTGGGTCATATCCAAGATGGAAAGCCTGTGTACCCTATGTTTGCCGCAGATGTTCATATTGCAAAAGAAGAAATACCAATAGCCGCTGAAGTGCCTGTTTATGTTGGCATTGATTTTGGACTTACCCCCGCTGCTGTTTTTGCTCAAAAGGTTCGTGGTAGGTGGTTTCTTCAGTCTGAAGTTGTGGCTGTAGATATGGGTATTGTTAGGTTTGCAGAAGTTTTACGCCATGAACTATCAACACGCTTTGCTGCTGCCTCTGATGTTATAATTTATGGAGATCCAGCGGGCGACTTTAGAGCGCAGACTGATGAATCTACTCCCTTTCACATTCTGCGCGGTGCTGGCTTGAGGGCGTTCCCTGCACCCTCCAACTCTGTTGACCTTCGACTTGAAGCTGTTTCTTCCCAGTTGACAAAGATGGTTGAAGGGAAGCCAGCACTTTTAATAGATAGGCGATGCCCACAGCTTATAAAAGGTTTTGAGGGTGGGTATGCCTATAAGCGTATGGAGGTATCTGGTGAAAGATACGCTGATAAACCAGATAAAAATATGTTTTCTCACGTTCATGATGCTGCTCAATACTTATTTCTTGGAGCAGGGGAAGGTAGAGCATTAATGAATACTCAAAAAGCAGCGCGTCCAGTTGTTGCTAAAAGAAACTTTGATGTGTTTTCTAAGCCTAAGCGAACTAAGGGCTTTCAATTTGTGCGTTGATTTTGTTTAAGCTTTGTGAATAGGAAGGTTTGAAAGGAGATTTATTATGTGTTTTGGTGGTGGTGGCGGCGGTGGCCCAACAGTAGCCGAGGAAAAAGCAGCGGCTGAACAAAAGGTTGAAGCCGAAGATGCAGAGCGTGAAGAAGTAGAAAAGCGCGCAGAAAAAAAACGTGAAGATATTACAGAGGCATTAGAAAAACGAACCGCTGATGCTGGAAAGCGTGGTGGAACTGGTCGAAGATCTTTGTTTACTCGCGGCACTGGAATGGGCGCTCGGTCAGGTGGGTCGGCTGGATTTTTAGGACGCTTTAACAGATGAACTTTGCAAAGCATTACATAGAGAAGTATCGAACAGCGAAGTCATTTCGTGAGCAATGGGTTTCTTTGTTTGAGGAATGCTATGAATATGCTTTGCCCCAACGTGAATCTTTTTATTACGAAGAGCATGGTCAAAGGCGTGATGAAAAAATCTTTGACGAAACTGCTGTCGTAGGTGTTCAAGAATTTGCTAGTAGGCTTCAATCTGGAATAGTTCCTAACTATGCGCGATGGGCTGACTTTGTTTCTGGAAGCGAAGTTGATCCTCAAGAGCGTGAAGCAGTAGATAATGAGCTTGATGAAGTAACGGAATATGTTTTTGAAGTTCTTCAAAACTCTAACTTTAGCCAAGAAGTCCATGAGTCGTTTATGGATTTGGCTGTCGGGACTGGTGTTTTGTGCGTTGAGGAAGGTGACTCACTTAATCCAATAAATTTTTCAGCGATACCTCTTCCCCATGTCGTACTTGATACTGGCCCCGACGATAGAATCGATCATGTTTATCGTGAGCGCAAAAAAGTAAAGTTTGATCACATTCCCTTAATGTTTCCTAAATCAAATCTTGATCCAAAGGTTACATCTCAAATGGGGTCAAATAAAGAAACAACTATTCTTGAGCTTGTTTGCCGCGACTATTCTAAAAGAAATCAAGAAGCATATTTGCATTATGCAATATGTATGACTACTGAAACAGTTGTTCACTTTAAAGAAATGAGCGGTGTTGGGGCAAACCCCTTTATTTGTTTTAGATGGTCTAAGTGTGCTGGTGAGATATATGGCAGAGGGCCATTACTTAATGCGTTAAGTTCTATTAAAACAACCAATCTTACTATTCAGCTTATTCTTGAAAATGCACAGATGTCGATCTCTGGCATATATCAAATGGAAGATGATGGAGTAATAAACCCTGATACAATTAATTTAGTCCCTGGGACAATTATACCAAAAGCTATGGGATCATCAGGGTTGCAGCCCATTCAAGCGGCAGGACGTTTTGACGTTGCGCAACTTGTTCTTAGCGATATGCGTTTAAATATTAAGCGCGCGCTTTATAATGATATGCTTGGCAACCCAGACAGAACACCAGCCACGGCAACAGAAATTGCAGAAAGGCAAGCTGATCTTTCTCGTAGGATGGGTGCATCATTTGGCAGACTGCAAGCTGAGTTAGTGCAGCCTGTGCTTCAGCGTGTTGTTTATATTTTAAAAAAACAAGGCCGCATTGAAATACCAACAGTTAATGGCCGTGAAATAAAAGTGCGCTCTGTTTCTCCGCTAGCACAAGCGCAAGCAAATCAAGATATATCTGTTGTGTCTCGCTACCTTGAGCTTATTGGTAATGGCTTTGGGCCTGAGATGTTACAGCTTCTTATTGATGGTGAACAAACTGCAATTTATCTTGCGCGCAAGTTTGGTGTTCCTGAGAGCTTGATTCGTGATGAAGATCAGCGTAGACAGATAGCGGAAGCAGCGCAACAAATGGCGCAACAACAAATGGCGCAACAGGGAATGATGCCAGTTGAGCAACAAAGTTAATATTGGGATAGATGGTATCCAACGCAAATCTGAACGAGATGTTGAGATTAGCAAAAATATTGCTCAGGTTTTTTCTACTCCCACAGGGCAAGAGGTTCTTAAGTATTTAAGATCCGTAACCATTGAATTAGTTAATGGGCCTAACATTTCCACTGAAGAACTGCGTCATCTTGAAGGGCAAAGATACTTAGTTGCTATGATTGAGCAACGTATTGCACATGCACACAGGAGTAAAAAATGAGTGAAGAAGACGCAGCAGTTGCAGCAGCAGAAGCAGATGGGCGTGATTTTGTAACACAAGAAGATGTTGAGCAATCCCAAGCTCCAGAAAGGCCAGAGTGGTTACCTGAAAAATATAAAACAGGTGAGGACTTAGCAAAGGCATACAAAGAGCTTGAGTCGAAACTTGGTGGTCGTGACGATGAAATACGCAATCAGTTAATTGAAGAGATACAAGCTGAAGCTTTTTCAGATCGCCCTGATTCTGCTGGTGATTATCAATTGCCAGATATTATTAATCAACAAGAAGCTGTTGATAATGATCTTTTAAAGTGGTGGTCTGAGCATTCATTTGAAAACGGTTATAGCCAAGAAGAGTTTCAACGTGGCATAGAAATGTATGCAAACTCTTCTATGTCAAATGAATCAGACCTAGAAGCTGAATCAGCAAAACTTGGAGATAATGCTGAAGCAAGAATTGACGCAGCGTCAATGTTTGCAAATAAGTTTTTTCCTGAAAGCGCATTGCCAGCGGTTGAAAGAATGTGTGAGAGTCATGAGGGTATCATTGCATTGGAAGCTATGATGGAAGCAATGAAGGATGGTTCCTTTTCTGGTGATACCGCATCTGCATCTGAGTTAAGTGAGGCAGATTTAAGGGAGATGATGAATGACCCAAGATACTGGAAAGACCGCGACCCGCACTTCCACAAGCAAGTTTCTGAAGGATTCCAAAGAATCTACAGAGGTTAAGCTTATTCAGAGGGGTAAGTATTATCTTACCCCTTATAACAATAATCACCTTGAAGAAGTTGCAAATGTTCTTTCTGTTGAAAACATAGAAGAATTAAGCTTCTTGGGTTATCAAGATACAAAAGATGCTCTGGTAGATTTACCACATATAGCAGAAGCTTATGTTGTTAGAGAGGAAGGCGGCGCAATAATTTTTATTGGGGGCCTTCTATTTGAGGATGATAATCAATGGCCTCAAATGTTTGCAATGTTTTCCAATACTATTAAGAAAAACTTTCATGTATTAGCCAGAGGATCAAAGATGTTAGTAAATTTCTTTGATAAAACTCAAGCTGGTATGTGTATGACAATACTATCGAAACATGGCGATATGGTGCAGTGGGCAACATGGCTTGGCTTTGAAGTAGTTGGGAAGACAGAATTTAATGGAAATACATACATTGATTTTGTGCGTTGCAATCCAAATCAAAAAGATGTTTATGATACCGCATCACAGCCCGTGATGCACTGAGAGGCCCGTTTGGATACCCTTGTTAAAGTGAAGTAGCGGATACCTGTTGTAACCCGAAACTTTAACGAGGACTGAAATGGCTAATACAATCGACACAGCCTTCATCAAGCAGTTCGAAACTGAAGTTCACATGGCATATCAACGTATGGGTTCCAAGCTACGAGGAACAGTACGAACTGCAAATGTGACAGGTTCGACTGTGCGGTTCCAAAAAATTGGCACTGCAGAAGCAACTACTAAATCGCGCAATGGTAATGTAACTCCTATGGATCTTGCACATACCAATGTAGAAGCAACTATGGCTGACTTTTATGCAGCCGAGTACATTGATAAATTGGATGAACTCAAGATTAATATCAATGAGCGTCAAGCTGTAGCGCAATCTGCTGCTGCTGCGCTTGGTCGTAAGACTGATAGCATCTTGATTACAGCAATGGACTCAGGTGCAAACTCAACTCAAATTCATGATACAAGCTCTGCTGTTGAAAAAGCTGACTTGCTATCTGTATTTGAAACATTTGGTTCTGCTAATATTCCAGAAGACGGTCAGCGCTATATTGCAATGCACCCGAAAGGATTTGCAGATCTGTTTTTGATTACAGAGTTTGCTTCATCTGATTTTGTTGGTGATCAGAATCTTCCGTATGCTGGTGGCATGACAATGAAAGAATTTCTTGGCTTCAAGATTTTCTCAACTTCTGCTGTTACCGCTGGTAAGAGCATGTGCTATCACACAAGCGCTGTTGGCTTGGGCATTAACTCTGATGTTCAAACCGAGGTCAACTACGTTGCTGAGAAAGTATCACACCTTGCAACATCTATGATGTCTATGGGCGCAACCGTTATTGATGATAACGGCGTCTATGAACTCTTAGACAATAACTGATAGGAGGTAAGTAATGGCTTATAGCTCAGCTGGTCTAGACCGTTTGTCTGGAACCTCAAATGGAAGTTTGTGGAGGTATACAACCACTGACACCATTGCTACAGTAAATAGCGCTGGTTATTTCAACAGTGCAGCAAATATGCTTGCAGTGCGTGATTTAATTATGGTGCATGATACAAATGCACCAACTACAAACTTTGTTACTGTACTTTCAAACACTGGTTCTGTTGTTGACGTATCTGATGGTACGGCAGTAGCAGAAACAGATGGCGACTAAGGAATGGGGGCTTCGGCCCCCATACTCTCATGCCTGATTATGCAAACACAGCAATAAAGATATGTTCGCGCGCCTCCATGCTTATTGGAGGTGATCCAATTCAATCGTTTACCGATGGCACGACTGAATCTGATTTAGCTGATGCCATATATGAAGATATTGTTAGGGCTGCTTTAACAAGCAGTCGTTGGCGTTTTGCCACAAAACAGTTCCAATTAAACAGGCTTGCTGATTCCCCTATAGGAAGATGGGATTCTGCTTATCAGCTTCCATCAGATTCATTAATGATTAATGCTGTTACAGTTCAGGATTTACCAATTGAGTTTGATACTTATGAAGATAAAATTTATAACAACGCGGTTGCGGCTGATGAGGTTATTGCTGATTATATTTATCGGGCGTCTGAATCTTCATGGTCGCCATACTTTACTCTTGGCTTAGAGTTTTCTGTAGCATCTATATTTGCTTTATCTCTTGCGCGTGATGCTTCTCTTTCTGGAGCAATGGATCAACAAGCACAAATCCAATTGATTAAAGCTCGCAGACTTGATTCACAAACTCAGACAACGAGAAAACTAAATACAACAAGGTTTGTTTCGCAAAGGCGCAGTTAATGCAAAAAGTTCGTATTCCTCAAAATAGCTTTCAATTTGGTGAGGTTAGCGACTCTTTAAAGATGCGAACCGATACTGGTGTTTATACTGGCTCTGCTCAAAAAGTAGAGAATATGATTATTACTGCAGAAGGCAGTGCAAAAAAACGCACTGGATTGAAGCATATTTATGATTATTCAGTAAACTATGATGCAAGCTATCCAAATCAATCTCATTTATTTCCTTTTATTTTTGATAATAATGAGCAGTACATTATTTCTATTGAGCATCAAAAAGTAAGATGTTTTAGAATTGTAGACTCTACAACAACAACTTTAGTTGCAACAATAACTTCTGACATAAACTCTGCTACGCTTCCTTTTGATAAGGTTTATTTGCAGCAATATACTGTTGCGCAAATGGGTGATGTTATGTTTATTTGTCACCCTTTGTTTGCGCCAAGATTATTAACAAGAACCTCTCTTACAGATTTTGAGATAAGTACTTATACATTTGATACGCGCGCTGATAACAAACAAATTTATCAACCTTATTCAAAATATCAGGCTGTAGGTGTTACCCTTGACCCAGCGGCAACAAGTGGCAGTGGTGTTTCTGTTCAGGTTTATAGCACTGGAACTGCTGATGATGATGGTGTTGCGCAAGAGCAAACATATACCTCAGGGTCTACTCCTAGCAATTTAACTCTTAATGGTGCGTTGGCGAGTTCAAACACAGTAACCCTTTCTATTCCTAGGGATATTACCTTTACAAGCGATACAGATAACTCTGGTGTAACCCTTACGATTACTGGTGAAAATGCAAATGGTATAGCTGCACAAGAAAATATAACAGGCCCAGCCGCTAACGCTACTGTTAGCACAAGTTTTTTTAAGTTTACCAAAATAACAGCAATAACAGTTAGCGGTTATTATACAAATATAAAAGCAGGAGTTAGCAGCAAGCTATACGCTACATATTTTGATACAACTGGAACACGCACTGGTGGAGAGTTTCCAGACTCAACGCATAAAGGTGTAGTCTTGCGATACGGTGGCGCTGAAATGGACATTGTTAGTGTTCAATCGCCAAATCAGATTACTGTTGATATCTCAGAAGAGTTAAAGATTAGACTTTCTGTTGCCAATCCTCTTAGATCTAACGATGGAAGCGATAAAGTTGAAGTAACTCAATTGGCTCATGGATATGCTGGCGGTGAATCTATAACTATTTCAGACGCAAGTGCAGTTGGTGGAATCAATGCTTCTCAAATAAATGGCGCAAGAACTGTTGGCACAATAATTGATGACAATACATATGAAATTACTGCTGGGGCTGCTGCAAATAGCTCAGAAGATGGTGGTGGATTTCCTAAAATAGCAACACATGCAGCTACAGTAGATTGGGATGAGCAAGCTTGGTCTGCAAAACGTGGATATCCTGCTGCTGTTGCGTTCCATGAAAATAGACTTGTCTTTGCTGGAACTCTTGCTGAGCCTGATTCTATTTTTATGAGTGAGGTTGGCGAGTATTTTAATCATGATGTAGGAACAGCGCAGGACAATCAGGCAATTAAGTTGACTGCTGCAACTGGCGATGTTCATGAAATTAGGTATTTGATATCTAGCCGTGATTTACAAGTTTTTGCTGGAACTGGTGAGTTATATATACCTACTTATTTAAACCAAGCCATTACTCCTACGAATGCTCAAATCCGTGAGCAAACTCCATATGGCTCTTCTTTTGTAACCCCATCTTTAATTGATGGCTCAACTATTTTTGTTCAAGCAAGTGGTAGGATTGTAAGAGAGTATTTATTTACAGACTCAGAAGATGCATATGCTTCTACTGCTATATCAACAATATCTTCTCATTTAATTAATAGCCCTAAGTATATGGCCGTTGTTCATAGTGGTTTTAATCAGCCAGATTCATATGCGATAATGATTATGGATGATGGAGATGCGGCTATATTTACATCCAATAGAGCTGAGAAACGAGCGTCTTGGTCTGAATTTACTATAAATGGTAAGTTTGATTCTGTTGTTTCTATTGATGATAGGCTTTTTGTTAATGTGTATGATGCTAATAATAAATTAAAGCTTTGTGAGTTTACGGGTGATATTGGCTTAGACTCTTACATATATGGGGCAATTAGTGGAAATGCAGTAACCGTTAGCTCTGCATATGGAAATAGTGTAACTGTTGATGTTATTGCTACTGATGGAAGTACACTGTCTTATTTAGGTGAATTTACTGTTGGTTCTGGTAGCGTTGATTTATCGGCTTATTCAACTGCTGGCTTTACGCATGCATATGTTGGCAAAAAGTTTACCTCAAAAATTGTATCTAATCCTATAGATGCTTCTGGCGCTGCTGGGCCTATTACTGGCATGCTGCGAGGAATTACTAATGTTGTTGTAGACATGAAGGAAACAAGATCAATTAAAGTAAATAGCAAGCCTATAAACTTAGAGTCAAACTTTACTGGAAAAAAAGAAGTTAGATTACTTGGCTACAGTAGAGATCCACAAGTAACAATAGAGCAAAATGATCCATTAGATATGCAAGTTAACGGATTTATTTCGGAGGTCGTTATATAATGTCAGTATTCTCAGCGTTAGGTTTAGTAAGTGGATTAATGCAAGCAAGTGCAATTGCTGCTGCTGGCAGAGCACAACGTGCAGCTGCAGAGCTTGATGCGTTTAATACTGAAACTGATAAAGTAAGAAGTAATGTTGAAGCCCTTCAGCGTCACAATGACAGGCTTGAGCAGTACAGAAATAATACTTCTACAAATATTCTTACGTTTGGCGCTAATTTAAATCGTGAAGATGCTTCTGTTCGTGCATTTTTAGATAGGCAGAAAACAATAGCGTTTGAAGATATTAAGCGCTCAGATTTAATGGGTGTGTTTGAGCAAGCTAAAATACAACAGCAGGCTACTACTTTAAGAGTTGAGGGCAGAGCTAGAGAGCAAGCAGCAAATATTAAAGCGTTCACAACTGCCACTGGTGCAGTTATGGATTTTCAAAAATCAATGTCTACGGGCGGCATGAGATAAACTATGGCAGTTATTAGAGAAAAACGACAGTTTAGAGTTGGATCAATTGGTGTTGCTAGATCCTCTAGGGGCGGCGCAATTATTGGTGAAGCAATAGCTGATAGTGCAGGAGAGCTATCTCGTAGATTTTTTAATCGTGCTGCTGAAGATGCGCGCGAAGCTGGAATAAAATCTGTTGCTGATTTATCTGATGCTCAAGTTCTTACTCTTGGTGAAGATGGACAGCCAGAAGCAATAAAAGCTCCCAAAGGATTTGGAAGAATTGCATCTAAAGCAAGAGAGCAAGCTTTACTTACTAGGTTTGAAGAAGAACTAGAAATAGAACTTGCTGACAAAGCAAAAGAATTTTCAAACAAATATCGCAAAAGCCCTGAAGCCTTTAAAAAAGCCATGACTGATTATACAGCGGCAATGGGCAATGCTGAAGAAAGCACAATCTTTACAAGGGCAATTGAAAATACTGGTGCGCAATTAACTAGCAATGTTTACCATAGACTTCAGCTTGCTTCTATGCAGAGGCATGAGTCTGAAATGAAGGCCCATAATAAATTTGCCAATGCTCAAGCGTATTTAACTTATGAGTCTCTTATTGCTGCTGGTGAGGTAGAAGGAGCTAGTAATGTTTTAGCTTCTATTAATGAAAGAAATCAGAATGATTTAAACGCTGGCTATATTGAGGGTAGTGATCTTTTATTAAATGAAGTTAAAGGCAAAACTGCTTATGCAAAAGGCACATTAACAAATGTATTAAGTAAATATGGGCAGCAACTTTCTGCTAAAAACTTAGCAGAGATTAAACTTGCTATTAACAATAGCGACCCATCACTTTTGCCAAGTCTTACGATTGATAATAAAGATGTATTTGAAGGCTTAAAATCTACTTTAGAATCAACATATGCTGATACTAATCACGGCATTCTTGTTTCAAATGCCTTAAAACAATTTGCTTCTCCAATTATTGCTAGCGCTCAAAACAGAAATGCTTTTGATAATGCTGTTGCTGCACAACAAAATTTAATTTCTGCGCGCGATCAAGATCTTTCCGAAGTACAAGAGAATGCTTTAATAGATTCTTCTAATCTTGCTGGTGAAATAGAAAATATTATTAACAATACTAAGGCATCAATTGTTAAACGCGATACGGCTGCTGCAGGATTTGAGTCTGAAGATTATATTAATAGCTTAACTGCGGGATCAAGTATTGTTGCTAATGAATTTGCGACAACTCTTGGAAATAGAATAGTTACTCAGGCTAAGGATTTAGATGACCTTGCTGCTTTAGAAACTTATTTAAGACAGCCAACACAGGCTAATCTTGAAAACCTTTCTGCAAAAAATTCTAGCATGGGAACTTTAGCTGAGCAGTTTCAAAAACTTAATAGTGGTCTTCCTCAATTTAACTTTGATAAAACGTTATCTGACTTAGCTACTTCATTTAAAGATGAAACCCGACTTTCTGACTTTCAAATAAAGGCAGTAAATTATTA